TAGAAATATCCATGTTAAGGCAGATGGAAGAAAATGGAGATACACCAGACGAACCAAAAACACAATTGACAAAAGAAGAGAAGAAATATTTAACATCAATGAAGTCTAATTTTACATCTATCAACAACTGCCAAAAGGATACACTCCCAATACTGGTAAAAGAAATAAAACAGGAATTGGATCTATCCTTGCAGAAATTGCATGATAGTGATACGGACCCAGGTCTTAAGAAAATATATGAAGATAGTCTATTTAGCGATAGAGTCTTTTTCATAGGATACTCCATGTGGATAAACAAAGAGATTAAGAGCTGGCCTGAATGGGGAGGGGACTTTAAAAACTTCTCACCTAAAGGAAAGAACTTCAATAGATATTTTTACGGGATTGTGAAACAGAAACAATGGACACCTAGATTAATAAAGGAGATTTTAGATGGAACGAACTAAGATTGACACGATAAGTGAACAAAAGATAATTACAGCTATGGTGGTTTCCAAAGAGTATCTGCTTCAGGTTGCTTCTTTGATAAATACAGACCTACTGAAAAGTCCTCCACTCAGACAAATTGCCACATGGTGTTTGAAGTATTATACCAAGTATGGTGAAGCCCCTGGAAGTCAAATAGAATCTATCTATCATGGGTGGGTTAGGAAAGGAAAAGCTTCTTCTGAACAAATGGAAGCTGTAAGTGATGTTTTAGAAAATCTCTCAGAGCAATATGAACAACATAAAACATTAAACGTTCAACGATATTTAGATATAACAACTGAATACCTTAACATCAAGCAAATAGAAGCACTTAAAGACGAGTTAGACTATAGCCTTACGGAAGGGGATATGATAGCCGCTTCAAGTGCGATAGCACGGTATTCAGCTGTAACAAAGGAAACGGGCAGTGGCATAGATCCATTTAATAATGAAGAAGCTTGGGAGCTTGCCTATTCGGAATCACAGAAACCCCTAATAGACTGGCATGACGAGGACGCAAATAGATTCTTTGGTCATTCTTTGTGTCGCGATTGTCTCCTTGGCATACTAGGTCCGGAAAAACGAGGCAAGTGTATTGAAGGATCCACATTAATACAATTATCAGATGGACGGAGTTTGCCTATTTCTCAGATTGTAAATAAAAAGCTTGATGTCAAAGTATTAACTTATGATGAAGAAATATCAAGATTTAAAGAAACACCTATACTACAACATTGGGATAATGGGATTAAGTCCTGTTGTAAAGTCACTACAAGGGGTGGAAGGGAAATTATAACTACATTTAATCATAAGTATCTAACACCTTCCGGATGGAAGGAGATAGGGGACTTGAAAGAAAAGGATTATATAGCCGTTCCTAAGAAGCTTGATAATTTTGGAAGCTATTATATGAAAAGCACGTTGGTTCGATTCCTAGCGTACATGATAGCAGAAGGGTGCTGTACTCAAGGGCACATAAATAAATTAAAGAAAGACGGAACAAGAAGAAAAAATGGTTTGAATGCTTCTTTTACAAATATCAATGAAGATATTATTGCTGATTTTAAGAGGTGTTGTATCGACTTAGGCATAGGATGGAAGGAAAATGATATTTCTTATGGATTGTCCGGAGCAAACGACTACATAAGAGGATATGGATTAGCCGGACATTCAGCAAAAACTAAATTAATCCCAGAAGAAATATTAAAGTTACCAAAAGGGAAGGTAGCTGAGTTTTTAAGGGTTCTGTATACTTGTGACGGATGGTGCTGTAATAAAAATAAAAACAGACAGATTGGAATTTGCTTGGCTAACAGACCTTTAATATACCAAATAGCATCATTACTCACTCGGTTTGGGCTTGTGTACACTATTAGAAAAGTTATAAATGGGAAGTTCACAGCTTGGGAGTTAATAATAGGTGATGATGAAAACATTGCAAAATTCATAAAAGAAATTAATTTTGACACTCCAAAGACACAGAAAGAAGTAGATATTATTCCTGGAAGGTCTTTCCTTGACAAACTCCCATATGAAGTTGGGTTGAAGTTTTACAAAGAAGTGAAGGAAGAAATAAGAAAAGATGGAAAAGGGTTTTATGAGATATTTGGACAAAACAAAGCCACAAGTGTAAAATATCAATTAAATAAAAAACAGCCTGTGATGCGAAAATCTTTTCAAAACACAAAAGGCACTCGAGCATACGAAAAATATATGAATGCTGACATTCTATGGGATACAATAGAAAAAATTGAAGACGTAGGAGAAAAACATACATATGATTTAACAATCCAAACTACCCATAACTATGTGGCTGGTAATTGTCTTGTTCATAATACTTGGTGGTGCGTGGAGTTCCTGTTTAGGGCTTTAATGAACCAAAGACGGGTAGCCTTATTTGAGGTGGGTGATATGTCGCAATCCCAGATACTAAGAAGAATGGGTGTAAGGTTATCTAGACGGCCTATGTTTAAATCAAATCTCGGTCCTATTAAAGTTCCTTTGAAAATGGGAAGGAAAGGGAAGAAGATAAGACACAAGACCAAAGAGGTGTTCTGCGATAAAGTGGCGACAAATAAATCTAGGAAAAAAGGAATGGATAAGTTCATGCGAGCGAATGGCATTAAGAAAGATGTAACTTATGTCAAAAGCTCTATTCACGCCAACTCCTCCATTAACATAGCAGGCATAGAAACTATATTAAATCAATGGGAAGTGTTTGAAGGATTTGTTCCTGATATTATTATAATTGATTATCCTGACATCCTTGATGTGGAACCAGGCGGATCCAACCTTTCAGAACGAGGAACAGTGAACGCCACATGGAAAGCTATGAGAAAACTATCCCAGGAAAAACATTGTTTGGTTATAGCTCCTACTCAAGCTGACGCAGGTTCTTATGATTTAGAAACATTAGGCATGGGTAACTTTACTGAGGATAAAAGGAAGATCGCTCATGTTACAGGTATGATAGGATTAAACCAAATAGGGGAAGAAAAGAAGGCGGCGGTGATGAGATTAAACTGGATAGCTTTAAGGGAAGAAGAATTTATAGGAGACTTATGTCTTAATGTAGGCCAATGTCTTTCATTAGGAAGGGCGTTCTGTTGCTCTTGTTTATAAATATTAAAAAGAGTTTTAAATCCCCCGCTGACGAACGGGACTCGTAACGATAATATAGTATAGAAGGTAATAGTACAATAATAACCGGCAACCAAAAAGGAGCCAAAGATGAAAAAGTCAGAAATTGTAGCACTGATGGAAAAGTTGGACATCAAATGTCCAGGAAAGGTATCTGCTGAAAGAGCAGAAAAGAAGTTAATTGCAGGACTGGAAGAAGAAGGTATTCCAGAAGATGTTGTCCTCACGGATGACGAAACGGAGTATCTGGAAAGTCTTGGTTTTGAACTCTCAGCTGACGAAGGCGACGGAGACTCAGAAGAAGAAGATGATGATGATGGCGACGAAGACAATGCCAGTGATCCTGAAGGCGATGATGATGACGCTGGTGATGATGATGATGATCCAGACGATTCAGATGATGCTGAAGCTGGTGATGATGATGACGATTGGGAAGAAGAAGATGTTCCCAAAAAGAAAGGCAAAGGCAAAGCTAAACCGGAAGCAACCAAAAGCTCCACACCAAAAACTCCTCGTAAGGAGAAAAAACGTCTTGTGGTTGAAGCCATTACCAAAGCGATTTCTAAATCTAAGAAAGGTTTAACTCGCGAAGAAGTAGTTGAAGCAGTCTTGGAAGTAGTTGAAGACGCTTCGGAGTCTACTATCCGGACACATCTGTCGGACGGTAAGAATCCAAAATATTGTTCTTTTGAAACTCTCCTGGTAGAGAAAGACAAAAGACTTTCTTTTAAGAAAAAATAACTCCACCCCTGTCGGTTCCTGTTCTGTGTTGTCATAACGATAATATAAGGACAGGAACCGCTTTCTCTTATTAACTTTAAAGAGGTAAACATGAAAAAACCTATACAATGCGTGATCTCACTTTCAGGAGGGATGGATAGTGGAACGCTTCTTTCTTTTGCCCAAACGGTATATGGCAATGTTCTAGCCGTTGGGTTCTCATATGGTTCTAAACATAATAAGTATGAACTGGCATGTGCTGAAAAACTTTGCAAAGAAAATGATGTAGAATTTATCCAAATTAATCTTGAAGAGGTGGGCTCTGCCCTATCCTCCAGCCTTTTAAAATCCGGAGGAGATATTCCAGAAGGACACTACGAATCAGAAAACATGAAATCAACTGTCGTCCCAGGACGAAATATGATATTTGCTTCAATACTCGCCGGCATAGCTGAATCCCGGAAAGCTCCATTTGTGGCGTTAGGAATACACTCAGGAGACCATGCTATATATCCTGACTGCCGTCCTGAATTCTTTCGCTCCATGGCTAAGGCTATACAAGACGCCACAGACGGAGGAGTGGTCTTAGAAGCTCCTTTCCTTAATATGGATAAAACAGATATCCTTAAATGGGGGCTGAATCACAAAGTTCCTTATCAGTTCACAAGGACGTGCTATAAAGATCAACCACTAGCTTGTGGTAAGTGCGGGGCCTGCCAAGAACGCCTGGAGGCTTTTAGAAATCTAAATACAACAGATCCAATAATGTATGACGGAGGTAACCAATGAAATACCAACTTACAAAAAGATGTGAAGTAGCCGGAGCCCATCGTTTAGGTTTATCTTATAAATCTCCTTGTGAAAATCTTCACGGGCATAACTGGATTATCCACGTTTCCGTTGAGGGTTCTTGTTTGGATATAAATGGTATGCTCATAGACTTCAAACACATTAAAGAGGTTGTCAACAGACTTGACCACGCTAATATTAATGAGGTGGTTAGTGTCAACCCCACAGCTGAGAACATAGCTAAGTGGATTTGTAATTCAGTCCAGACTAAAATAAACCAACAATGGGATGATTGGGGTAATGATTCAATGGAGCTTATTCCAAACAAAACCTCTTACGAAGATCGCCCAAAAGTCTACAAAGTAACCGTTCAAGAATCGGAAGGAAATGTCGCATGTTATATGATATAAACGAAATATTTTATTCTATCCAAGGTGAAGGATACTTCACAGGATGGCCTGCGATTTTCATCAGGCTTGCTGGATGTAATCTTAATTGTTCTTGGTGTGATACAGATTTTTCTGTAAAAAGAAAAATGGACGTGCTTCACATAGAGAAAGAAATTGTCTCTCTGTTGAAAGAGGTAGCGAATGCTCAAGATGTTATTTTTGTCTTAACAGGAGGCGAACCTACTTTACAAAATTATCCATCACTTGTAAGAGTTCTAAACCATTACTTTCCTCACAATATAATAACCATGGAAACTAATGGAAGAGCTTCTGCAGATTCCATCATCAAAGACGTCAGGGCTTCTTGTCATTTCTGGACGACGGTATCTCCCAAATTATCCATTGAAGATTGTTCTCTGTATTTTGACGATCCAAAGTGGTGTGGAGATGAATTAAAAGTTGTTTTGGATCCGGAAGCTGATATTGAAATGCTCAAAGAACTACCGGTCAAACTTGGAAACAGGTTTCGTCATTATTATATTCAACCCTGCTCGGAAGATGTCCTTCCAGCTATTAATTTTATAAAGGAGAATCCAACATGGAAACTATCACTACAAACACAAAAGATCCTGGACGTAAGATGAGGCATCTTACTTGGGACGAAACTATAACAGCCATAAAACTAATGGTGAGCCAAGCGAGGGAGGAAGTGGATCTGGAAGACGATTGGGATATGGATAACATAGATGGTGATTGTTTTCGCCCTCTTAAAATTTATGGTGTACCTAGGGGCGGTGTATATGTAGCTTCTATGGTCAAAGCTCTCTTCCTAAAAGATGTCCTTGTCATGAAAAGTCCTGAAAACGCAGATATTATCTTTGATGACATTGTGGATTCAGGAGCAACCAAGAAACAATACAAAGACAAACACAACAAACCATTCTTTGATCTAGTTTCATGTCTGACAGATATTAAGAAAGGTGAATGGATTGTGTTCCCTTGGGAAGGTCTCCAAGACGAAACTGCTCCAACAGAAAACGTCAGACGTATTTTAGAATTCATAGGAGATGATCCAAAGCGTGAAGGTCTCCTCGAAACCCCAGACCGTGTAGTTAAATCTTGGGGAAGATTATATGGAGGGTACCATAAAAAAGTAGAGGATGTTCTAAAAGTGTTTAAAGATGACTCTAGCGATGAAATGGTTATCCTGAAGAACATTGAATTCTATTCCACCTGCGAACACCACATGCAACCATTCTTTGGTGTCGCCCATATCGCATATATCCCTAATGGGAAAGTGATAGGAATATCAAAGCTGGCACGGATCCTTGAAATCTTTGCTAGACGGCTACAAATCCAAGAAAGACTAACAAGCCAAATATCCGAAGCTCTTATGGAGCATTTGGAACCTTTAGGGGCGGCTTGTATGATAGAGGCTAAGCACTTTTGTATGGTAGCCCGAGGTGTAGAAAAGCAATCCTCTGTAATGGTTACATCAAGCCTGCTAGGGGACTTTAAAACGGACCCAGCAACCCGCCAGGAATTTTTAAGTTTAATCAAAGGAGCATAAGATGACTGAAAAAGGTAAAGCTAACATTGATGATGTCTCTGAATTAAAATCATTGGGGACGAACGAAACAGATTATAAGTATAAAGATCCAAATATGCTTATGCTGGAAACATTTCCAAACAGGAATAAGGATTCACAATACCATGTGGATTTGAATTTCCCTGAGTTTACTTCTCTTTGCCCAAAAACAGGACAACCAGATTTTGCTCATATTCAAGTCGTATATGTTCCTAATAAACTTTGTCTGGAAAGTAAGAGTATCAAATTATACTTTTTCGCTTATCGAAACTTTGGGGCTTTTATGGAATCCATCACTAATAAAATTCTTCGTGATTTTGTTCATAAATGTGAACCACTTCAAATGGTAGTGAAAGCCACCTTTGCCCCTCGTGGTGCTTTATCCATCACCGTCACAGCAGAGTATAGTGAAGAATACGGGTATGAAATTACCAAGGATATACACAAATGTCTATAGATTTTAATCCAAATACTTTAATGATTGACTCCGGGGCTTTCTCCGTATGGAACAATGGAGGCAAAGTCAATCTGAAAAAGTATATATCTTTCTGCTTTGAGTATTTAGATGAATTGGATATAATCGTAGCACTTGATGTCATACCTGGAAGTCCTGGAGATCGTTTATCCCTCACCAAAAATAATATTGATGAAGCTTGTAAAGAGGGTTGGAAAAATTACAAGCGAATGATTAAAGCAGGACTGCCTAAAGAAAAGGTGGTTCCTGTTTTTCATCAAAACGATGATTTCAAATGGTTGGAAAGGTATATGGAATATGGTGTGCCTTATTTAGGTATATCCCCTGCCAATGATTGCTCTTCAGGTCTCCGCCGTTTATGGTTGGACTCTTGCATGAAACATATTTGTGATAAGGATGGTATGCCCCTTTGTAAGTTTCATGGCTTTGCTGTCACGTCCATTCCTTTAATGGTTAGATACCCTTGGTATTCATGCGACTCAGCTTCATGGCTTAAATTTGCCATATATGGAACTGTTCTTATTCCACATAGAAAACAAGACGGGGGATGGGATTTCTTAAACTCTCCTCAATGTGTTTTCTTCTCTTCTAAAATAGGAAAGTCTGCTAAAGAGAAAGGAAATCATTACTCATTCCTCTCCAAGCATATGAGAAGAGTATTAGACAACTATCTTGCAATAGCAGGGAGTGAGTTTGGTAAATCTAAATACAGAAAAGAAGATCTAAAATACAAGCATGATGCAGTCCACGAAAATATATATGAAAGGAACGAAGACCATCTTGTTATTGAAGAAATAGTAGTGCCTGGTGTTTCCAATTCTATTGAATGGAGATGTCATGTCAACAAACATTATTATGAATCAGTGGAGAAGCGTCTGGATTGGCCAAGACCTTTCAAACACGGTGGCAGGAGGAAATTACTATGAAGATATTTCTAGCAGGAAAAATATTTCTTCCTAAAGGTGAAAGAATAGAAAATGTTCTTATCTCTTACCATTATGCTAAGAATGAAAAAGATGAACAAGCCAAAGATTTTCAAAACATTATAAAATTAAGGAGAAAGAAAAATGGAAGTGAAAAGACAAGAAGTTCTGAAAAGGTTAGAAAACGCCCTAGCCGGCGTGACAAGTAATGCTATATTGGAACAGTCCAATACCTTCGTATTTGAGCATGGTAGATTAATAACCTTTAACGGGGAATTTCTAACAAGACAGAAATCTCCTTTTGGTGATGAAATTACGGGCTCTATAATGGCTGGAGATTTCCTGAGAGTTCTGCAACGGTTCCCAGACGATATATTAAAGATTGAAGAACGCGGTGGTGAGCTTCGAATCAAAGGTAAGAGAAGATCAGCAGGTGTTAAAATGATGGCTGAGATTATTCTCCCTTATGAAGAAGTGCCCAAACCCAAAAAGTTTAAAAAGGTTCCAAAAGAACTCATAAAACTATTACTCCAGGCGGCTCAGATATGTGGTAAAGATAAAACAGCACCAAAGACCACTCATGTCCATATAGCTGAGGATAGAGTTGAAGCTACGGATTCCTATCGAGTGTTCAGAGGCGAGTTGGAAACAAAGATACAAAAATCTGTGTTGGTGCAAGCCACCAGTCTTATCCTTGCTTGTCGCTTTGATGTTAAAGGTGCGGCGATTGATGGTCATGGTTGGTTCCATTTGAAAACAGAGGACGGAATGGTTATGTCACTTCTTTGCTCAGAGGATAAATACTATAAGAAAGATATGATAGATGATCTTTTGTCTGTTGATGGGGATAAGGTTACCTTCCCTAAAAATCTTTCAGAGGTTCTTTCTCGTGCAGAAATTATGGACACTCCAGGACTTTCCATAGGTGGGTGGGATTCACAGGTTACTATATCTTTAGATGACAATAGTATCCGAGTGTCTTCACGAAAAGAAGAAGGCTGGTTTAAGGAAGAAAGAAAAGCTGTATATGATGGACCTCCATTAACTTTTTCTATTCATCCTTTATTTCTTAAGGACTTGGTTAGCAGAACAAGAGAGGCCATCATCAGTGATACCCAAATAAAAGTAGAAGTTGACAACATTCATTTCACTGCGGCTCTTGAAGCAGGCGGTGATCAATAATGCCAGGCTTCTTTAATCCACAAGCATATGATAAGAACAGCAAAGGGACTCCAAAGAATATTTCCCAATGTGGTAAATGCGGACTATCCCGAAAATGCTTATCACCCAAAATGGAAGTATATGGGAGCGGGGATAGAAAGATTTTATTCATAGGTGAGGCTCCTGGGATAGAAGAAGACAAGCTAGGTGAACTGTTCGTCGGACCATCAGGTGAAATGATGCGGGCGATTATGGAGGAGGTTGGTATTGACTTGGAGGATTGCTCCTCTACTAATTCCATAACCTGTCGTCCGGAAGAGGATAGAGTGGAACCTTATATGACTTCTTGTTGTCGTCCCAACCTGCTCCGCACTATTAAAAAAATCAAACCCAAGGTCATTATACCTTTAGGAATCTCTGCTTTGGAATCTATTCTTTTTGATGTATGGAAGAAAAGTGTTGACGGGATTTCACGATGGGTGGGGTACACTATACCCTTAAGAGAATATGACGCTTGGGTTTGCCCTACATATAGTCCTGAGTTTGTTCTCCATAAAGAAAACCCTATCCTCACAGCATCTTTCGCAAGACATATCCAAGCGGCCTTGGCATTGGAAGATGTAAAACCAGGGTACCTTAAAATAGAAGACCTGGAGGAAACGGTAGAAATAATAAGGTCTACTAAGGAAGCGAAGAAGAGAATGCTTGACCTTGCTACGAGAAGCGGTTATCTCGCATGGGATTACGAAACGACCGGACTTAAACCGGATAGGAAGAAACAACGCATTGTCAGCGTTTCTTTTTGCTTAGACGGTAAAGAGACTTTTGCTTGTATGATGAACAAGAAACTAAAGGAACCTCTCATACAAATTCTAAAAAACAAAAGGCTGAAGAAAATAGCTTCCAATATGAAGTTTGAAGAGAGGTGGAGTATTGCCAAACTTAAAACGAAATGTCTGGGATGGTGGTGGGATACAATGCTTGCCGCTCATATGATAGATAATAGATCTAAAATTACATCTGTAAAATTCCAAGCATTTGTATTATTGGGTATATCCGACTATGACAGCCACATAAGCCCTTACCTTAAAGCTTCCGGATCTAATGAGCTGAATAGGATATATGAACTGGATAGAGATGATCTGTTATTGTATAATGGAATGGATAGCATACTTGAATACCTCGTCTGTTTTAAACAAAGAGAGATTATAAAAAACAAAGGAAAACAATTCTAATGGGATCACTCATTTTACCTTATAAACAGAAAGCATATAAACTACTCCATCAGGGTTCTCTTGCTCTAGCTCAAGTAGAATCAAACGGGATTAGAATGGATGTAGAATACCTCAACGATGAAATTGAGAGACAAACTTTAAAGATAGGTTGTTTAGAACAAGACCTTAAACATGATCAGGTAGCGAAAGTATGGAGAAGAATGTACGGGAAGACAATGAACTTTGGTTCCGGTGATCAGTTAGGAAAAGTTCTTTTTGAGGGTTTGGATTATAAAGCCCCAGCATATACAAAGTCAGGGAAATACAAAGTGAACGAAACCACTTTAGCCTCTCTAGATATTCCTTTCGTTAAAAAATATGTTGAAGTCAAGAAACTGAAGCATGTTGTCAATACTTATCTTAAAGGAATACGAAGAGAAATAGTAGGTGGGCTTCTCCACCCTTTCTTTAATCTGCATACAGCTATCACATATAGGTCTTCTTCATCCAATCCTAATTTCCAGAACCTACCTATTCGTGACCCCATCTTGGGTAAAATGGTTAGGTCGGCTTTCATAGCCAGACCTGGAAGGCATATAATAGAATTGGACTATCGTGGAATAGAAGTTTCATTCGCGGCTTGCTACCATAAAGACCCTAACATGCTTGAGTATCTCACAGACTCTTCAAAAGACATGCACCGGGATTGTAGCCAAGAATGTTATATATTGCCTCCGGGTGATATGTTGAATCCAGTAGATGATAAGGACAAGAAAAGAATCAGCACCATAAGATACTGCGGGAAAAATAAATTTGTATTCCCAGAATTTTATGGTGATTGGTATATTGATTGTGCTAAGGCTCTTTGGGAAGCCATAGGTGAGTTTAATCTTTGCTTAAGAGATGGTACTCCTTTAAAAGATCATTTAGCCAAGAAAGGAATACACGAATTGGGTGACTGCGATCCTGATATGTCTCCTCGCTCAGGGACTTTTGAAAAGCATATCAAAGACGTGGAATACTCTTTCTGGAATGATAGATTTCCTATATACAACCAATGGAAAAAGGATTGGGTAAAACAGGTGAACAGGGACGGCTATTTTCTAACCAAGACTGGATTTATCTGCCAGGGTGTTATGAAAAAGAATGAAATGATAAACTATCCTGTCCAGGGTTCTGCTTTCCATGGCTTGCTTCAAGGCCTTATATGGAATGGTAATACCATCGAAAAGAGGAGTATGGATTCTTTAATTATAGGACAGATTCATGATAGTATTGTTGGAGATGTACCTGCTGGTGAAGTAGAAGAATACCTACACCTTTCAAATAGGAATATGACAAAAAGACTAAGGAAGGTTTGGCCTTGGATTATAACACCACTTGAAATAGAAGCTGAAATGACACCTTTAGATGGGTGTTGGGCAGACAAAAAGGAGGTCACCATATCATGATACTTTCAATAGATTTAGATGGAACTTTAATTAGTGAAGAAACCTCAGAGTTTTTAGACTTTGACATGGAATTAATAGAGGCTTTCATAGATGCTCAAAAAGCCGGACACTATCTTATTCTTAACACTTGCAGAGAAGGAGAGGAATTGGAAGAACGCATACAAGCCATCACACATTTAGGGTTGGTTTTTAATAGTATTAATAAAAACAGAATTCAAATGTATAAAGGCAGACCAACGAGCAAAAAGATTGATGCAGATGTTTACTATGATAATAAATCATTTAACTGGGATAGGGCGGCGGCCTTACAACATGTTCTCTCTATTACAAGAGATCCAAAGTGGCCTGCTAAATTTTTATCTGTTCCAGTTTACAACCAACCAAAAAAAGGAGAGCCAGATGAAAGTAGAAATACATGGAACAGCCCCTGACGGGACGGAAGACTCAATAGTTATCGAAGCAGATACACTAGAGGGCATCAGGCAGAAAGCTAAGCCAGAAACCAGCAAAAGAGGCTGGACTAATCTATATAGCAAAATATTGGAGGATTAAAGGATGAATATGATATCGTGTAATTCTTGTGGTATTGTTTTAGACAAAGATAGGTTGACGTTCCCTGATGTATATGACCACGATTCAGGTGATGTTATTGATGAACAAGCTATGTGGAATGGTGATTCCCAAGAGTTTGTTTCTTATATTGATTGTCCTGTTTGTGGTAATGCAGTTAAAGAGAAAAATAACTAATAAAGGAGGATTAGAATGGAGCTTTACAAGAAACACAGACCAAAAAAATTAAAAGGTGTGGTGGGAAATACAACCACGGTCCAGACATTAAAGAATATGATGGAAAGGAATACTCTGCCTCATACAACCTTACTTTCCGGCCCAAGCGGTTGTGGAAAGACTACACTTGCCCGAATTATTGCGAGAGAGCTAAGATGTAACATGGAAATGGATTTTAAAGAGCTAAACTGCTCGGACTTCCGAGGGGTGGACACCGTGCGTGAGATTACAAGAGTCATGGGAATGGCTCCTATAGGTGGGAAGGTAAGGGTATGGTTGTTGGATGAATGCTTCCATCAAATGACAAAAGTTCTCACGTCTAAAGGATACATTCCTATATCCAAAATAAAAGAGGGCGACCATCTTCCCAACCTGAAAGGTCCTTCTGAAGTCGAGAGAGTCTTTAAGAATCGTGTCTCCTTGGACAGGGTAGTTCGTATGGATCTTTCTAATGGAAAAACTATATTCACAACAAAGCAACATCTCTTCATGACAGGTAGTGGGTGGAAAGAATCACAAAATTTAAATGAAAAGGACTTGCTTTTGTCTCCTTCTAGTAATATATTGTTAAACAATGTATCACAAAAGGAGGTTAAAGATGAAATGTCTACTATGCAGGAAGCCCATCCCAGACCATCAAAAGTATTGCTCGGTCCAATGTTCCAACAAGGTAAACGGAACAAAAAGAAAGAGGGAGAGGGTGAACAATACGATATGCCAAGAGTGCGGGAAGGAATTTTGGTCTCAGCCATGCGATCACAGAAGTTATTGTTCCAGAAGTTGTTTGGCAAAGAACCGAAATCGGAGACCAGAGTACCGGAAGAAGGTGTATTCTCCGGAAAGGAAAGAGAGGATCTTAAAGAAGATGGAGGAATGGAAACAATCCGAGGAGGGGATATTAGAACGGAAGAGATGCTCAGAACGAATGAAAAAGAAGAACCCTATGTTCAATCCTCTTTGGAGAAAAAAAGCTCGGGAAACAAAAAGGATAAATGGAACGCTTCATGTCTGGAAAGGAGAGAGGGGAGGGAACGGGAAATTGACAGAGCCCCAAATGTTATTAGCATGTTCTTTAGGATGGGAGGTAGAATATCCCGTCTCTTTAGGGTCAAAAAGAAAAGGATATCCAACGAATTACAAGATAGACATAGCCAACCCAGAACTACTATTGGGAATAGAAGTGGACGGGGAAGGCCACCTGTTGAAAGATCAAACATTGTTAGATCAAAAGAAAACCAAGAAGTTGAAGGAGTTTGGTTGGAAAATTATCAGGTTTACGAACCAGGAAATAATGACCAATCTTTCAGAGGTGTTGTTGAAGATAAAGAAAGAGATCAAGGATTTATAGAGTTTTATGATCTCCAAATAAAAGATCACCCATCTTATTGTGTTGAAGGAGTCTTTGTCCATAATTGTCATGCGATGACAAAAGATGCCCAGAACGCCGCCTTAAAGATATTAGAGGATACTCCTAAGCATGTATATTTTATCCTCTGTACCACTGAGCCCCAAAAGATGATTAAAACAATTAAGACAAGATGCTGTCATCTACCAGTGGAGCTTTTAACCTCCCCTTATTTAACGAAATTAATAAATAGAATACTCAAGCGGGAAAAAGAAGAGCTGGACGAAGAGGTGGTTGCTGATATTGCTGACGCCAGTGAAGGTAGTGCCAGGAAGGCTTTGGTTATACTTGACAAGGTTTTAAACCTCCCACCGGATCAACGGGAAGGTGGCATAGTAGTTGAGGAAGATGAGCCAGAGGTTATTGAACTTTGCCGTATGCTCATCAAAGGTGGGAATTGGGCAAAGGTTGCCAAAACCCTTAAAGCAATAAAAACAGAACCTGAAACAGTAAGGTGGTCTGTATTAGGATATGCCAGGACATGCTTATTGGGAGGTGAAGCAAAGGCGGCAGGGATAATAGATATCTTTCAAGAAAACTTTTATGACTCAAAGGAGGCTGGCTTAGCTTTGGCCTGCTACGACGTTATCGTCGGAGTCAAATAGATAATATAACAAGGAGGCTTTACAAATGCAGGAAAACAAATTTAAACATGATCTAGAGATAGATCCAAATGAACTTGATGTAGCGGCGGCCATGCAAGGTGAGTTGTTCTTCAAGTGGGCTCAAAAGTCTGTAGTCGGAGCAGAGGCGAGGGATATGATGAAATTAAGACTTGACGTTATTACTGCGGACATGTCTAATAAGATTCGTCTTGACCCAGATGCTTACGGTGTCCAGAAAATCACAGAAACTTCTATTGTTACTGCTGTTAAGGCTTCAGCGGAATATATAGAGGCATATGAAAAATGGGTAGAAAGCAAAAAGGAGGCGGAGCTTTTATCTCAAGCGGTGGTCGCTATGGAACAGAGAAAAAGAATGATAGAAATTCTTGTTACTCTCCATGGTCAACAATACTTTGCCGGTCCTTCCGTTCCCCGTAACTTAGTAGAAGCTTGGAAAGAAGCTAAGAAAGGAACAGAAGAAAAAATAATGAAAAGAACGAAGTTAAGAAAAAGGAGCAAAAAATGATAGATATTTTATTGTTTATTCTTCAGCTCTTAGGTTGGGCTGTATATGTACTATTTGGTGCATATCTTATCGTAAGAATGATAGGTGGAGCCATTTCCAATTCTATCATAGAACATAAAAAAGAAATAAAGGAGAAAGGATTATGAGTAAGAAGTCAAAAAGAAAAAGATTGTCTCGGGAAGAACGTCAACAGAAACAAGAATCACCTTCTGGTGGTGGTAATTGGTTAAACCTTCCAAAAGGTGTTGATACCTGGGAGCCAGACAAAGCAGGTAAATATAAAATTGATGTTGTTCCTTATGAGACCACAGCCAAGTGGCACCCAAACTCACTGGAACCGGGCACTATATGGTGGCGCCATGAGTTTAAAATCCATCATGGGATTGGCGTAGAAAACAAATCTATCGTCTGCCCAACGTCTATTGGTAAAAAATGCCCTGTATGTGTAGAAGCTGAAAGGCTTAAAAAGGACTATGATAAAAACAAAGATATCATAGACAACCTCCGCCCACAGAAGTATATGGCTATGAATATCTTGAATCCGGATGATGAAGATGCCATCAGTGTCTTTACTATGTCTGTTGGTAAGTTTTACAATCTTTTGGAACAAGAGATGAATGAAGCTGACGAAGACGAAGATGTTTCTAACTTCTTTGATGTTGATGACTGCGGAAGAACTATTCGGGTTCGTTTCTCAGACGCCAAGTATGAAGGCAGAAAGTATCTGGAAGCTACCAAAATTGACTTCATCGAAAGGGATGAAATGGATGAGGATGATATTCTTGAAAAAGCTGTCAACCTTGATGAAATGTTTGTTGTTATGGAGTACGACTTATTGAAAGATATGTTCCTCCAAATTGACGGCGGGGATGAACCTGACGATGATGATGACGACGATGATGATGACACCCCTCGCAAGTCCAAAAAGTCTAAGAAAAAGTCTAAGTATGCGGATGAAGAAGATGACGACGATTTCGATGATGATGAGGACGAGGAGGAAGCCCCTCGCAAGTCCAAAAAGAAATCTAAAAAGAAACCGGAGCCTGAAGAAGACGAGGACGAGGACGAGGATTTCGATGAGGACGAGGACGAGGACGAGGAAGAAGCTCCTAAAAAGAAAAAGAAATCCAAAAAGAAATCAAAACCGGAGCCTGAAGAAGACGAGGACGAGGACGAGGACGAGCCTCCTAAAAAGAAAAAGAAATCCAAAAAGAAGTCAAAGCCGGAACCTGAAGAAGATGACGACGATGATGATTGGGATGATGACGACGATGATGATTGGGATGATGAAGAAGATGAAGAAGAAACTCCCAAGAAAAAGAAAAAGAAACCTCTAAAAAGAAAATAGTAGGAAAGGGGAGGGTCAAACCTCCCCGCTCCTCAGGAGTGCTTTATGTCGGAAGATACCAAGAATATAAGAGAGGTAGTTAAAAAGCCTTTAAAGAAAAAGAAGACCAAGCCTAAAACTTTAGATATACTTTCCAGTGGTTCTACTTTGATGAATTTAGCTTGCACCAATAATCCATTCGGGGCATTCTTAAAAGGTAAGTATGTGTATCTCGTTGGGGACTCAACAAGTGGTAAAACTTTTCTCTCCATGTCATGTCTAGCAGAAGCTGGACTCCATACAACTTTTAAAGATTATGACTTCTATTATGATAATGTTGAAGATGGAATGGAGATGGACCTCCAAAGATTGTTTGGGAGTACCGTTGCTGAAAAACTCCAACCTCCTAAAATGGAGAAAGGTGTTCCTGTCTATTCTTACACCATTGAAGAATTTTACTATCACCTGGAAGACTCATTTAAGAAATCAGTAAAGAACAATACACCATTTATTTATATCTTAGACTCCATGGATGGGCTATCCTCGGACGCGGCTGAAGATAAATTTGATGAACAGAAATCAGCCCATGAAAAGAACAAGGAGATTACTGGAACGTATGGAGATGGGAAGGCTAAGAAAAACTCGCAAGGGGTTAGAAGGCTCTTAAAAGGTTTACGAGACACCGGTTCCATTCTTGTTATTATATCCCAAACCCGTGACAAGCTAACAGGGTACGGAGGCAAAGGTCGTTCAGGTGGACATGCTTTGAAATTTTATGCTACACATGAAATATGGACAAGTGTCAAAGAAGACATCACAAGGACTATCAAAGGCAAGGAAAGAAGCATAGGAACGAGGGTCAAAGTCCAGGTGAGGAAAAACAGAGCTACTGGTGAAAGACATGAAGTCCAAATGGACATATATCCTTCTTATGGAATTGATGACGTTGGTGCTTGCATAGATTACCTCTTGTCTGAGAAATGGTGGGAGAAGATCAAAGCTTCAATCGTTGCAGAAGAATTTGACATAACCTGTTCCAAACCTAAATTGATTTCTCATATAGAGGAAAATGGGCTTGAAAGGAAACTGCAAATTGTAACGGGAAGATGTTGGCGTGAGATACAGAAAGAGAAAGCATTAACCCGGACACCCAAATATAAGGATTAAAAAGGAATCTTATGTGGATATTAATAGATTTATCTTTTTTAGCTCACAGAGCTGTTCACGCCCTACAAGGCCTCACTTCTGAAGAATACCCAACAGGTGTTCTTTATGGAGTGTTTGAACAAATATACTCAATATGTAACAACCCTAGATTTCTTTCCAATAAAATAGTTGTCCTCGCAGACTCCCGACATTCCTACAGACTTAGAGCCTTTAAAAAATACAAATATAAAAGGCGGGAAGATAGGACGGAGGAGGAATGGGAGGAGATCCATATAATGAGAGATCAAGTAAAACTGCTCACAGACAAGATTCTCCCAAGCATGGGTATTCAAGTGCATGGTCAAAAGGGCTTAGAATCTGATGATCATTTAGCGTGGGCTTCTCAGGTTTTAACGGAACGGAAAGAAGAAGGAGTCATGATAACAAGTGATGGGGATATATTCCAAAGCATTACCGATTTCGTTAGTTGGTACGACCCTCAAAGGGACCTTTTGCATAATCCCACGTCTTTTATAGCGAAAAAGCACATCAAGCCTTCTCAGTGGGGTCTCGTAAAGGCTATAGGCGGGTGTACGACGGATTCCGTTCCAGGACTTACAGGTGTAGGTGAAAAAGGTGCTATTGACTATATAAATGGCGAGATGCCTGAGCATTATAAAAAGTACCAAACCATACAAGACTCATTTACTTCGGGCGAGCTGGATAAATGGAAAGAGCTTGTGGTTCTGCCCCATAAAAAAACAAGGCCTTTTGAATTAAAACTTCCAAAATATAATCCAGATGCTTTCTTTGAGTTCTGTGAAGAGTATGATATAGACTCATACCTCTCTCCAAAAGGGATGAACAAATGGAAAAGATTTTTTAAAGGGCGATTTAATGAACCACGAAAAAGAAGGAGATTGCTATGAAATGCCCAAAATGTAACACTAAGATGAAGCTTTCTCCTGGGTGGGTTCCCTCTTATAGCAACCCTGACAATTTTAAATTAGAACCCTCTGCAGAACCATACTGCCCTAGGTGTGCGGAGGGTACAAATTTGGAAGGTGAGCAACCGTTGGCATATTTGACACAAAACAGGGCTTTAAACGAACAAGACACATTGAGAGTTCTGACTTTGGCTGTGAAACATATAGATAAAACACACCATGACTGGGAAGAATTAATGGTTTATGTTTCTAAGTTTGACCAAAGCAAGAGGTTTGACTGCGAGGAACGTTTTCCCGATGTTAAGAAAACGATAGAGGGGGTTAAGAGTGAGGAATATATAGATACTATTACAGAGCGTTTTTTAGGATGGGAGTTGCCAAAAGACTTTAATCCAGATGCAGGAATAAGTTTTGAACAGCCTACCCATTCAAATTATCCGTTTCCAACAGGTACTAATCTTTTTGATTTTAACCAAGCAAAAGAAATGATTAAATATATTTTAAACCAAAGGAGCAGTAAAATGGAAAAGTATAAAGGTTACAACGTGCCGGATGTTGGGGAGTTTGTGAGCAAATATAAAGAGGCGGCTAATATAAGAGTAGATTATTGTGATACTGCTAATTGTGGAGCATTAAGTAATGATTGTAAAAAATGCTTGTTCACTAGCGAAAAATCAATACTACAATGGCACGAAGCCAGAGTAAAAGCAAAGGAGAACAAATAATGGCTAGTTCAAAAGGATCTGATTACGAAAGAGAAACTTGCAGAAAATTATCCGTATGGTGGTCGGAAGAAGACAGGGATGATCTTTTCTGGAGAAGTGCAGGCAGTGGCGCCATGGCGAAAACCCGTTCTAAGATAGGTAAATCTACTTTTGGTCAATATGGAGATATCCAGGCGGTGGATCCGAAAGGTCAATTATTATTGGATACATTTACTATGGAACTGAAGAGAGGATATAACTCTGATAACTTTATGAATATGATGGATAAGAAAGAAACGGCCGCCAAGCAAATGTGGGAGAAGTTTTTTGACCAGGTCCATGAAGATTCAATTAATGCTGACTCTAAGACCTGGATGATTATTTGGCGGAGGGATAGGAAAGAAGCCCTAATCTACACTCCCATAAAGATAATAAAGCAACTAAGCAAAGCAGGAAGTCGTCTGCAGGATGTTCCTCATATGAGAGGGAAGGTTAGACTCAAAGAAGGTAAGCTTATGTCTATCTTTTTTTGTGCTTTAGATGACTTCTTAAATGTAGTTGATCCAGAACATATAAAAACCTTATGGGAGAAGCTAGGATGGAACAAAGCAAAGAAATAGATGATGCCATTTATGAGAAGCTAACCAAAGGTTCACATAGTTGTGGGATTTGTGTGTCAGAAGATTCTGTTACTTGGGTGGATGAAGCTTGGAGGTGTAGTTCATGTGGAAAAGCAGATAAAAATAGAACCCGAAGCACATTTGACAGACTAAAAAAGGAAACGGGAAAATGATGTATTTTAGAAAGGTTGTGCAAGAATTGGAAAAAGCCTCTTCCGTGTTTGAGAAACGAAAAATTCTACAGAAAGCTTTATTGCATGATGAATATACAATAGAAACTTTTCTACATGCTGTATATGACCCCTATAGACAATACAACATCACGCATGGGAAAGCTATGAAAAGGGGAGAACACTATCCACCCCAGGTTAAAGATATAAATACAACTCTATTTCGTTGTTTAGATCTTTTTCGAACAAGGCAATCCACTGGACAGGACGCTCTTGATCTTTGGTTTAATTTTATGCAAACCCTACCCAGAGGCTTATCAAACTTTGCTGGAAGAATATTGAATAAAGATTTAAAGTGTGGTCTAGGATTGAAAACTGTGAATAAGGTATTAGTAGCATCGCATTTAGATCCTATAGGGCACGGCCATGGGGTAGGATGGCAGAAGATATATAAAGAACAACCCATATGGGCAGATGATGATGATTGGTATATTTCTAGAAAGATAAAAGGAATTAGATGTTATATAATTATTGGAAGAGATCGTCCTTTTTGTCTTTCCCCGCAAGGTCAGTCTTTATCTACTTTATCTGTTCTGGAAAATGCTTTTAAATTTTACAAAGGACCTCCTATATTATTAGATGGGAAATTAGCTCTCCGCCGGAAGAATGGGAAGGACTATTATAAAGGTTTAATGAGCCAGGTATTCCAAAAAGAACATCAAATAGAAAATATTTCTTTTAATTTGTTTGATATAATAAATCTTCAAGCTATAACACCTTCCTTTGGAGATAGAATGATCCAAATGAAAGAATTTGTTGAAGAAATAGATACTAATATTCTCAAAAGAGTCAAACATATTAAAATTAAAAGTGAACGCCACTTTAAATCTCTCACAAACAAAGCTCAAGCAAAAAGATGGGAGGGGGTGGTGCTTCGAAAGAATGCTCCATACAAACCTGGGAGATCTAATGACCTCCTTTTGAGGTTTAATAATAAACGAACAACATAAAAGGAGAAGGGATTATGAGTAAGATACCAAAAAGGATTCTTATTATTGCACAAGGTGGTGGTTGTCGTCAGATTGAAAATGGTATGGGTGTTTTGAAAGCCATAGATGAAGTCGTACTTCTTCAAGCTAAAGAAACTGGTGCGGCTGGTATTCCTATTTTCGAATATAGAGGAGCGAGTGCTGGCGCCATTGTCTCTAAACTACATGCCTTCCGTGGATCAGATAGATCTATAAAAGCTATAAAAGAAACCCCTTTGAAAGAGATGCTCATATTCTCTCCTTGGCAAGCTGTGAAGCTTTTCATTCCTTTTGTGCTTTCAGATTATTTGTACAAACATACAGGGATAATAAATTTTCTCAAGAAGTATGCACCTGGGGAGAATAAGAATATCCAGGTGTCTGTCACAAGCTATCCAGAGTATAATTCTTTGATGAAACTTGGGACTGTAGAAACCACCACAGCCAGTGGAGCTATCCCAGAAATTATAGAACCTGTTTGGATCAAAGGGGTTTGCTATAAAGATGGTGGGATTAAAAATAATATCCCAATGATAATGATAGAGGATATACCAAAGTATGACCATATCTATATTATCCTCTGCAATGAAGATACGAAAAAGGGTGTAGAGAAAAAGAGCTGGACAAAAGCTGGGAGAAGTTTGAAAGCTTTAAATGAAACGATGGATAGAGAAGTTCTCCAAGTTAAAGAAGAAGGCTGGGGAAGGCTTCCAAATGTTACAGTTATTCAACCTCCTCCTTTCCGTTCCCATCTTCTCGACTGGAGTAAAGACTTTGGTCTTATCAAACATTCATATGAGTACACCAAAGCCCTATTATCACAACCTAAAAATTAAGGTGATGGTTCAATGAAAATAAAAGAATTAAGAAAAGAAGTTAAAAACCTATATGACCAACTTCCAGAAGACTTTAAAAAAGAAGCCTTCAAAGAGTGGGATATGGAAAATATTGAGGGCATGAACCACATTGACTTTTTGAATTGCTATAGAAAGATGCAAGACGTGATTGATGTGATAAAGCTGTTAAACGAAACCGTTCCAATTGGAGCTTTAAAATGATATCAATAAGAATACAGAACTTTCAAAAACACAAAGATCTTACCATAGAGTTTGATCCTCATATAACCACTATTGTGGGAGCAACGGATTCTGGGAAATCTGCTGTATTGAGAGCCCTGCGGTGGGTTATGTTAAATGAACCTCCAAGGAAGGGTGATTTTATAAGGGACGGCGCCAGAGAGGCAACCGTTACTTTGGTGGTGGATGAGAATACAACCATTGTCAGAAAGAAAGGTAAGGCTACCAATCTTTATATTTTAAATGGTAATCCTTTGAAAGCTTTTGGGAAAGGGAAAGTCCCAGGTCCTGTCGAGGAAGTTTTAAATGTTCAAAAGATAAACTTTCAAGATCAGCATGATAATCCTTTATGGTTTAAAGACACACCAGGTGAAGTTTCAAGACAGCTAAATAAGATTGTTGATTTAAGTGCGATAGATGATGTTCAGTCTAGTATGGATTCTATTGTTAGAAAAACAAACGCAGAACTTGGTGTAATTAAAGACAGGAAAAAAGGAATAAAAGAAGAAGGCTTGAAATTAGTATGGACTAAAGAAGCCCACTCATTATTAAATAAAATAGAGATAAAATATGCCCAGCACTTAAAGGTGGAAAAGAAGTGCGGTAGACTGCAAGATGTTACAGAGCATATACGAACATACCGAGAAAGCATTAAAGCCTTGCGACCAAGCTTGAAAAAGGGTAGAGAAGCACTAAAAGCCATAGTAGCATGGAAGACGACACGATCAAGCCGCGACCGACTGCAAGAAATAGTAGATAACATCCGGAGACTTGAAGATCTCCTGCAAATACCCAAACCCCCTCCTCTTGGGCCTTTACGAACAAAGATAGAATATAGGAAGGTTAGCAAAAGAAAAAAGGAAAGGTTAAAAGAGATAATCGATAATATAATAAAAGGAAAGGAATTATTATGTCAGAAAAGAAACCTGTTAAAAAACTTAAAAGAAGAATACCAAAAACTTCTAAAGGTCCAGTGTCCTCTATGTGGGAGCAAGATAAAGTCATAGCAATACTATGTTCTGATTTACACCTTTGCCCAAAACCCCCACGGGCAAGGAGAGGTGAGCCTAATTGGTTTGATGCTATGAAAAACCCTCTTAGACAATTATTTGTTCTTTCTGGGAGATACAGATGTCCTATTATTTGTGCGGGAGATGTATTTGACCATTGGAAGGCTGAACCAGAGCTTATAAACTTTGCTATCAACTATTTACCAGAAATGTATGCTGTTCCGGGCCAACATGATCTTCCGTTACATAGTATGGATCTTATCAAACGTTCGGCTTTTTGGACTATGGTGTTGGTGGGTAAGATCAATCCTCTTATGCCCGGCAAGCCTGTGGTAGCTGAAAACAATATGGTTATACATGGTTTTCCT